GGAAGATTAATAGTATTATTTGTTACATCTACAATAGCACTGTTACTACCATCAAATGGTTTTCTAAAGATTGGATCACCTTTATGAGATAATCCAAATTCTCTTAGCACAGAACTCTCAGTTCCTGTGTAATCACCAAATCCACTTTCAATAGTTCCATTATTAAAATCAATATTATCTTTTGTATCATCCTGTATTCTCACTGCATTCATATACACATTTACCTGTGCATTAATACTTGCCACAGGAGTAAAGAGTAATGATACAGTTCCTGCAGATGATACTTTAGATCCGAATGTTCCTAAACCAGATGGAGAAACACCAGATGCAACATTAGCAAACTCTACATCATATGTTTCTGTGGTTGAACCTTCAATAAAATCAGTAACCACTGCAAACTCAAACATGGAGTAAACTTGGTTAGTCACATCAGTTACCTGAACTGTTCCATAGGCAGCTTCGTAATCTGAAGGATATGAACCAATAGTAGTAATACCAGGAGAGGAGGAAGATGAAATTTCAGTTGTTCTACTTTCTATCCGTGCGTGTTTGAGATCAACTGTTCCAATACCTGTAGTAGTGGAATCTCCCATACCTATAAGAATGGTATTAATAACACCAGTTGTTCCTATACCAACATTAGAATTAGGAATAAAATCAACTTTTAAAGTAGAACCATCAATATAACCTCTATAGGTTCCAAGACCACCTATTGCCTCTGGAGTAGTAACTGTAGTTAATCTACCATATTCCATTATATCAACTTCATCATCATTATGAATAATATTCAATTGATTAAATTCATGCTCATTGCCATCAATATCTGGATTGATATTAATAATAACTTTGGCAGATCTGTAGGTGCTTGCAATACCTACAATTGTTTTAGTTGTAATTCCAGTGCCAATCGCAGCACTTTCAGAGTCAACTAAAGAGGGACCAATAACAGTGCTACCTGTGCTTAATAAATTATCATCAAGATTATAAGAAAGAGTGGCAACAAAATAATCATTTACAGAGAATTTTACTGGGAAGAAATTCAATTGACCTTCACTACCTGAAATAGCAAAATCAAAATCTCCTTGATCATAAACTGATTCAACTCTTCCATATTGGTTAATATAACCAAATGAACTATCATGAATAAGGTCAACAATCATTAATTGTCTTTGAGCACCAAATCTCTTATCTCTCACATAGGCAATATATTTCAGTGCTCTCCTATCTGCTAATGTAAATTGGTTAACAGTGCTAAATCTAGTTGCTCTTGGATTACTATTAAATGTTCCACTAAAATCATCAATAGAGACAACTCTGTTTCCAACTGACTCTTGGAAATCTTCTAAAATTCTACTTGTAAAGGTTATCTCTGTAGAGAAAGAATCATTTTCAGTAATCTTTAAATTATTTTCAGTTACTAAATCAAAATCATATACACAATTTAAATCAGCAACACCGAAAAGATCATTTACCACAAATACATCAGCTTGTTCTGTTGATAATCCAACTCTAGCAGAAGCAGTTGATTCTAACTGATAATCAGAGAATTTTTTAAATCCTAATGTATGGTTCAAAGTAGAAACAGGATCATCCCATTTTTCTATATCAACTCTAGAACTTAATGAGTAAGAGAAATTTTGATAATAATCACTATCTTGTATTCTTTGAACATTATCATTAAAGAATCCAGAATTAGTTTCCCAACCCTTTTCAACTCTTGAAGTTGCATTCAATCTAATTTGAGAATCAAAAGTGTCTATGGATGAGGCAAAACCTTGAGTTCCTGAAGTCAATCCTTTTAAAATATCACCATCTACAAATCCCTTTGTATTAGAAACTCTTAGAATACCAGTATTTGGATTCCAATCTTCAACATTTCCACTCGTACTACTAATAGATCCAGTAACTACTTCATTTTCTGAAAAATTATTTGGTGTTAACTTAATATCAAATGTAGGCATAAATTTTTGAGGGACAATTCTTCCAGAAGAATTGACAAAATCAAATGTTCCTGCTGATAGACCAGGAGCTAATCCTGTAAAGTAATTAGAAAGATTATATGTAACTGTTCCAATACCACCAAAGTTTTCATCAACTGCTGTTATTGTAAAGAGTTCATAATCATAATTTGCAGAATTATAACCTCTTGCAGTTGTACCAACTCCTACACCAACACCTTGAATAAAGACTTTATCACCAACAGCAATTGGGAATGTATCTACAGTGCTAAATCCAACAGATAACTGAACCGTTACATCATAATTTTCTGTATTAAATCCAACAGTTGCAATTCCAATACCATTACTATTTTTATCAGTAACAATTGTTGGAGGTGCGTTAAAAATACCTTTAGTATTCTTTAAAATTTCTACCTGCGGATTTCCTAAAGTATATTTTAAGTCAAGATCTAGAACAGGTTTTTTAGTTTTTCCATCTATAAGAATTAAATCTGGTGATGAAATATAACCTCTTCCAAAAGAAGTTACTCCAACAGATTCCACTGACATCAAAGAATCTATTTTAATAATCTGAGGTAAAGATGCGGTAGGTTTTACGGTAGGATCTGATGGGAAATCATATCCAATATCTTTAATTTTTAATGTTTTAATTTTTCCAACTGAGGTGCTCTTTGGTTCAATAATAGCAGAATTACCAACATCAGTAATAATTGTAGTAATACCAGGAAGTGTATAATAATTACTACCAGGATTTGTTATTTCAAAATCGGAAATAGCACCGTACGCAGTTGGACTATCAGTTTTATAAGATACTAATGATGTAGTCCCATATGAAGTTCTTTCAGGAGCATTTGCTAAAGTATATGAGAACTGATTAGTTGCACCTATTGTTACTACTTGCTTGCCACTAAATCCACTATCAACACATTCAATTTTATTTCCAGATAAAACATCTTCATCCACTACTATTTGTTTTTTAACTAATGGTAATGTGCTTTCAAAAATAGGATCTAATGTATAATATAAAACATCTGGAATATCATTAGTAACAGATAAAGTTACTTTTGCATCAGTGGATACACCTACAGTCCCAGTCCTTGTAACATTAAAGGTATTAGAACTTGGAGATGTGTCAAATTGTTTTGTTAGATTTTCATCAGTATAGAAATTGAATGAAAATGCTGGATAGTTTGTTGTTTGTACATTATATCTTAAAGAAGAATCTGTAAGATCAAATTCAACAGTGGAGTTCTTATATACTTTTATTAGTGGATTAATTGAATTTATTGTTCCTGAAGAGGTACTACTTATTCCTACCACACTTGGTGTCAATGATCTTGATCCAAAATCAGTTTTACATAATTTAAAATTATTACTATCAACTTTAACAATATAATAAATTTCATTATCAATCAAACCACCAGATGGAATAGATGCTGTATGAATAACTTTATCTCCAGTTTCATATCCATGATCGTTTATTGTAATTGTATTTGTAGTGGTATTAACTCCACCTCCAGTAAATGATTTTGGATCAATTATAAGTCTTCTATTATAATCATTATACTTAACACTAATTGTTGTCGTAATTCCTGAAATAACATCTACAAAAACATTTTCATTATTCAATAAACCATGAGTTTCACCTGTGGAGACAGTCGCAGTAATTCTACGAAGTTCTCCAGTGATTACATCGTAATTGGTCTTAAAGCTATGGAAAACACCAGTTCCTATTCCAGAGAAGAAAACAGTTGTGCTATCTCTTTGTGTGCTCGCAATACCTACAAAAGTACCAGTGCTACCTAAACCAACCTTACAAGTTGATATGCCTATTAAATCTTCTGTGATAACAGCAGCAAAAACAGTCTGTCCATTTATTAAAGTTGATATGCCTGTATTAGCAGCAGCACCATCCTCTCTAATATTAAGACCCTCACCTACATTAGGAGAATATGTTAATTTATCACCTGTTCTCAATCTATGATTAGGAAGGAAAATTGCTTTTGTTTGGATAAATTTTTGTGTTAATCCAATTCCAGGATTACTGAATACAATTGTAGTGCCAATACCAACTCCAGATCTTGTTCCCAATCCTACAGAATCTACAGGATTAAAATAAATTTGTTGATTAACTCTATACTCATAATCAGAACTAAATCCAGAATTAATCCTAAGTCTTCTGGGATCCTCAAGAATTTCTGAAGTTACAGTATGAGAAACTCCTGTAACTCCGTTGTTAGCTCTAAGAACTCTAATTCTAGAAAGAAGAGGTTCTACATTTAATAATTTTAAAGTTTCTGTTCCGATACCAAGAAGATCATTAGATTGAAGATTTGATAAATCTCCCCGAACGTCAATATGTGTTACTATACCTGTAGTGCCATCTGTTCCGATAGCAACAGCAGTAGTTCCTACTCCAGATACAGTTAGTTTTGTAGAAGTTATTCCAGCATTATAAACTCCTTCAATTTCAGAGGAAGTTGTTGATAATCCAGTAACTGTAATAATATCATTATTAATAAATTGATGAGGTTCTGCAGAAACAATACTATAAACTCCTTTTTGATTTGAAGGATAAATTTCTACGTTTGTTATGCTACTAGTAGCAGCACTTACACTACTTACTGGTTTTCCAAGAATTCTTGAAACTTTTGCAGCAGCATCTCTTCCTTTGGTATTAGTATTATCAAATAATACCGTATTACCTACTTGATAATTTGCACCACCAGTTTCGATTCCAATACTTTCTATAACACCAGGTTTCGTTCCTGCAACATCTATGGTTTGAGATAGATTGTTTGGTATGGGTAAATATGGATAATATGTTTTATTATCATCAATTAAATTATAAGGAGTTGTATTTCTACGCCATTCATTATCACCTACTTTATAATCATCTTGATTAGAAGAATTTAAGAAATTAAAATCATTAGGAGATGAATAATAATTTTCACCAATTAGATAGGGATATACTGGTAATTTAAAAGTATTAAATTGACCTTCTTGCTCTGCACCAGAATCATCAACTGTTGCAAAGTAAGCATAAGTCCCGTTTGGATATTGTGGAGTAACACAAAATCTTCCATTATTTTCATCAAGAACAGTTTCATCACTTACTGCCTTGTAAGTAAAATCATCACAGAAAAATCCTGCAGGAAATACACTTAATGGTGGTCTATTTTCTTTTATCGCAGCCTCTTGAACGTATCCAGATTTCATCTGTGCTACTGTGCCACCTGCCCTCTTAACATAACCATAAGGACCATAAATTGGATTACCATCATATGCCCAACCAATAATTGGAGAGTGGTTGTCAGAGGCAGTTTCTTGACCGTTAACTTTCCTTAGATCAGGTTCACCATATAAAGATTTACCCTCTTGATTAGTAGCATAAACAGTTTGTCTTAATTTTCTAGGAGCGTATAAATGATTATATTGTAATTCAATATCACCATCCTTTATAATTCCATCATCCTCCGAAATTTGTCTAGTTTGATAATATCTTTCAAATAGATTAAGATTCCATTTTTGAATATTTGCACGAACTTTACAATCAGATCCAGAGTTTATAACATCAATAGAAGTGGTTGATGGTTCATATCCAGCACCCTCATGAATCACATTAACAGATTCTAAAACATAATTAATTGTTGTCCCTATACCAACAGAAGATTGATTTCCATTAAGATCATGTATTTTTAAAACAGGTGTTATGACAGCTCCTACACCTACACCATTTATTTGTAAGTTTGGAGGTGAATTATAATTAGTTCCTTTATTTTCTACAACAACTTCAATAATTTTTCCACCACTAACGATAGGAGTTAATTGTGCATTAGATCCTGATAATAAATTTATTTCTGGTTCTCTAATAAAATTAATAATTTCAGATGCACCATATCCAACACCATTATTCGATAGATGAACAGATGTTATTTCACCCCTAACTATAGGTTGAACTTTAAGTTCAAATGTTTCAGATCCAACTGAAGAAATACCAACATCTCCAGTAATACTTACAGTAATATCTTGATAGTTAAAAGTATGAGTTCCTACACCTATACTGGTAAGAGGTCTATATTGTTTTGTTTTATAATAAAAATCACTTGCAGTAGTTCCTACACCAACACTAGATAGATAAAAACTATCATCATCTTTTTTAGTAACATAAAAATCAGTATTAGTTGTAAGACCTGCTATTGGTGTTCCATCACAAGTATATCTAACAATCTCTCCAGATTCATAATCATGATTTGTTATATTAATAGAATTTAAAGATGTGTCTATACCCGAAGATGTAGTAGTTCTTTTTTTGCTTTGATATCCACTTCCACCAGAAATTATATTGATAGATTCTACTATTGATTTTTTATTAATAGATTTTATAAAGTGTTTTCCTATTCCTTTGGATGTTAATGTAATAGTATTGATACCTGCAAGAGCACCTGCTTCATCTTTATGAAGTCTTATAGAAGTTCCTCCACTACCAACGAGAGAAGCAAAATAAGTTGAACTAGTTGTTAAACCACCAACAACTTCTTGATTATTTGTAACATATATTACTTCTTCTGCATTATTAAATTTATGATATGTGCTAAATCCGATGGTAGATGCCAAAGAACCTGTTGTACCAAGACCTACTCTAGGAGAGTCCGATTCAAATGGAACAGAATGCTCTATGGATTGCATATTTACAAAGGCATTAGCTCCTGATCCATTACCACCAGTTATTTTTAATGTTGGAGTCTCTTGATAATCAAATCCAGTATCGATAATTCTAAGATCTTTTAATACTCCAGATACTGCGACAAATCCAGTAGCACCACTGCCAACAGAATCTTTAATATGTAAAAATGGAGGATTGATCACATCATAATCTGTTCCACCAGCAAGAACATCTATGTTTTTAAGTTCTCCATAATGAACTTGATCAAACGATTTGTAATTTAATATCTCTACACCATTTACCAATATTCCAGTATGTCCTGGTGTTGTTTCAGATATAGTTCCCGTATTCTCTGGTGGAGATACCTCTCTTAATAATTTTTGTGATGTTAAAGTTTTATCATTAAATTTAAATGGAGTTATTATATTATCTGTTACAATACCAGTTCTTGATCCATCATTATCAATATTAACAAATTTTTCAGTATAAAGATCAGAACCACTTTTTGCAAATTTAACTGTTGTTTCATTTATTCTCTTTACAAAATAAAGACCTTCATCCATCAAAGATGATTTAACAACAAAATTGTCTATAGATTTTGTACTAGTAGGATCTACGTAAGCATCATTTACTATTTGTGGTTTATAGTAAATTGCATCACCAGTATAGAATCCATGATCGAAAATTGGCACTCCAGATGGAGTGGTTGTTGAATTTGTTATAATTTCAAACTCATCACCAGAAAAACTTCCACTAAAGACAATTCTACCATCACTAACACCAAGTGATTGAGATCCATAGGTAGGAATAGATGATGATGCTATTAATAATTTGTCAACACCTGGAGTATTAGTAATAGTTGCATGGGGTTTATCAATATGAACTGCCCCAACCATTTTCTTACCTGTGTTTGGATGAAAATGTGAAGGACCAGTGTATTGTCTTCCTCCAACAAGATCTACAGGTTTAATATAAACATTCTGTACATTTGTGGTATGTGACGATGCCTCTGGAAAATTTATAGCATTTGTTTTTAAAATTTGTCTTTCTATTGTATAATTTAAATCTCTGTCAATTTCACCTTGACCTTTGATAATAAAAGATTTTTCAGAAGTTAATTGTGTTATATCAGATACTGGTAAATCTATACCATCACTACCAACTAAAACAGCAACAGATTTATCTCCTACTTTAAAATCATGATTAGTTGTTAAAGTTACTTCATAAGTAAAATCAGATATATCTTTAATGTCAATTTTTTCAACTTGATATACAGTAGAAAGATTGTAGAACCACTCATCAACTTTAAATCCAGTATTTCCAATTCCTAGAGTTTTTATTTTTATAGTATTACCTTTTTCATAAAGACAACTAGCATCATCAATATCAAGACCCTCAATAACTGATGTTACCCTTACCTCAATTGTCTCATCAAAATCTAAAATAGACCTTCCATATGCAAAGGTATTGATACCTATATTTTCACCACTTGAAATAGTTTTTGCAATTCCAGAGAGTCCGAAAAATTGAGTTAAATTTTTGGATGTATATGAACTTACACCTACAGTATTATCATTATACTTAAAATGCAACTCTCCAGTTGTTCCAAATCCAACTGTTGAGTCTACATCGATAAAAGTAGTTCCTGCACCAACATCTCCAATTATTCTTGTTCTAGGTGGAGTTACAAAAGTTCCATAAGTAGAACCCTCTACTCTAGAATCTCTATTAAATCCTGCATCTATGCTTAATTTGTAAAAAGTAGTTCCTGCACTTACATTAATGGGTTCAACATGAGTGATAGGAGCATATGCCTTATTAATATTATTTTCTATATTAGTATCTTGATATAATGTAGATAATTCAAGATCCATTGGATTACCAGTTATTGGCTCTACAACAAAATCTCTTGTTATTTTATAATTTGCGTTTGATGGTGTAAATAGAAAATCAGAAGGTCTTATAATTTTTACATTTTCATTATATAAAGTTTTAAATAAAATCTCAAAACCTCTATCAGTTCCTTTACTAGCATAAAAATCTTTTGATTGTTTTATAAAAATATTTTGGTCTAAATTTGATGCTAACTTTCTTGATTCAAATCCAGGAGTAAGTTGATGCTTAGTTTTAACTAAAAATTCTTTAAGAAAGAGAGAACTTAAATTTTGTATAGAATCACCTTTACTATGTTCCTCTGCTGTAGTAGATTCAAATACTAATTCTTCAGGATTATTATCACTTTGATATGAACTAACTCCAACAAAACCTCTAACACATCCAGTAAAAGCAAAAGTGGTTATTCCAGTATAAGTAATAATTTCATCATTAATTTTTAACAATCCATAAGAATCTGGGAAACCTAAAGTTCCCGTAGGATTCTTTTTCATATCAACTTGAATTGTATCATCAACAACACCTATAGAAGCACCCAATCCAACATTTTCAGTAAGACCAACTTGCTCACCAACCTTCGTATATTGATCAATATTTTGAACCAAATCTATTGGTCCACCTTGATATTCTTGTCCTTGATAATATGACTTTAAAAAATCAACAACTAATGGATATTCGGATTTGACATATCCAGGTAGTTGATTTTGAACAACGTTATTAAACTGAATTCTTTTTGTAGACATTTTATATGCTATTCTATCTTAGTAGATTGAAGGACTTTTCATACTTAATATTTATTAGTAACCTCCACCGCCACCACCACCTGTTGAACCACCGCCACCACCAGAAGATCCACCTGTGTATGTACCACCAGAGGATGCAGGAGTAGTTGTGGATGTAGTAGAAGTGGTTCTAGTTCCAGTAGGAGCTATGGCAGATCCTCCTCCTGTAGAAACACTACGTCCACCAGGACGCACTAAAGAACCATTCGCATAACTTGATGAAGTAATATAATTAGAACCAGAAGGATCTAGTCCTGAAGCAATTTCATCAACAACCATTTCAAAATTACTGTTACTAATATCTAGTTGCAAATAAAGATCCTGTAATCCAACAACGTCATTAGAAAGTGGACTTGCTGATATTTCAATAACAGTTTGACCATCCTTTATCATTCCAGATTGTATGTTAACTGGATTAAGAGTAACAACTCCTTTTTTATAATCAATTGTTCCAACATTTCTTCTAACAATTGTTGGAGAATCTGAATTTATTGAAGGAACTGAAAATAGAAATAATGATCCATTCAATCTACTTGTATTAGGGATATCTGCAATATAAACATCATCTAATATTCCTGCAATTCTAAATGCAGAAGATTTAATATTATATCCACTCATTCTCTTAATATAAAATTCATTACCAAAACCAATAGAATATTCGGCAAAAGAATTCAATACAACTCTTAAATCTCTTCTCATATTCACTGTTGTGATATTAGATGTTACAGATTCGTTGCTATTATCAATAATAGATAAAAATTTACTATATTTAAATCTAGCACCATACTTATTTAATTCTGTTGATCCTGCATACTTACTGGCATTGTTTTGAATGACAGTAGAAACAGATTCTGCAGATTCTGCAAGATTTGTGTTAAAATACACTTTTGAATCAACTTCAAGGAAGAGATATTTTAGATCAAGTATTTCGGGAACAATTCCTGCAACTGAATATTTCTTTAATTTTAATTTTAACTGTTCTTTGACCAAATTTGGAAGAAAATCACCAGTTTTTGGTTTTATACTAATAAAAACCTTTCCAAATTGAGGTGGCACTAAATCTTCACCTCCAAAAACGGAAATTGACTCTGTTTCTGGATAAATTTTTGCTGGAATTAGTGTTTCATAGTCATTTGCTGTGATTGCTCTGTTTTGAGAGGCATAAATTCGTGGAGCAAACTTTCTAACTGACTCTACAGACTCAATATCCTCTCCACCAGAGGCAACTATGCCTGTTGTGAGCAAAGAGATGCCAGTTGTAACATTAAATGTAGTTGAGTTACGTGTATATTGAAGTCTTCCCGAAAAATTAAAAGCACTTATCCCATTTGCAGCATCACCGTTAGAAGTAATGTAATTAATCGTGATAAAATTACCATCTTCTAGTGCTTTTCCAAAAATTCCATCTCCAAAAAATATTTCATATCTTTCATCTTCAATTTCTTGTAAAAAATAAACTTTTGAGTTAGATCCTACTTCAAAAAGATTATCTTGTGAATTATATTTTGTTTCTATCGCAGAAGCTTCAGTTGGATTGACTGTAACTGTAATTAAATCAGTGTCAACACCAATATTTGGTAAAATAAACTTCTGATTTGGAACTCTTGACGAAAAAGTGTAAGTTTGGGTTAATAAAGTTCCCTCATAAATGTTAACATCATCAAAAGTTGCAATTCCGTTAAGAACAGGAGCTGTAATATCACTTAAAATTGAAAAAATAAAGGATTGCCCACCAAATGAACCCGTTGATGCTGCCACTGGACCTTTTTTAAGGGTCAAAGAAGCAGGTGTAGGGTTAATTCCAGTAGTATCAACGAAGAACGACACTGTTGCCCTTGCTGCTTGCCTTGGACGGGGTGTATAACCTATGTTTCTTGCCAGTGAAACGATGTTTTTCCTTAAAGTTGCAGTATCAATGAACACTTCATTCGTTACCATGTTGGCATTGTATGAAGTAATGTAGGTATTATATGCTAAAACGTCTAAAATCGTTGACAGGTTAGATCCCTCGAAGTCATAATCCGTAAAATTCGAGTTAGATTTAAGATATTCCTGTAAAGTTGACTTAACTTGGTCAAAATCCAAGTTAGAAAAATTGGCTAATGGCATTTTTATCTACTAGATTGCAAAACAAACTGTAATTCTTGTGTTGGAATCTCCGATCCAATCACATCATATGTAATAGTTACATCAAAACTGTTGTTTTCAAAGTTAGGAAATGCTTTTACATCATCTACTTCTACTCTAGGTTCGTAATTATCAATAGATTGACGAATTTCATCAACAATAATGGTAGCAGTAATCTCATCTATGTTCTCAAAAAGAGATTCAGTGATCCTTGAACCAAAAGATGGGTCAAAAAACTTCTCTCCTGGTGTTGTAAAAACAATATTTCGTATGGAACGGGCAATTGCATTCTCATTTTTGATCGCAATAAGGTCATCACTCAGTGGATTAGACTGAAATGTCATACTTATGTCTTTAAAACCTTGACTGACCCGTTCTATTGGCACACTAATACGGCGATTATAGTTTATTTATTAAGGATTACAAACTATTGTTTCAAATAATCATAGTTTGATCGTCATATTCAAGATCATCTTCTTCAAAATCTCCAAAAATTTCACTTTGTACTAAATCATCACGTTTTTTAGGGGTAAGATGGTCATGCGAAACCTCTCTTAACATCTTTTTCTTGGAGTTTTCCATAATTTTAGTATGTTTTTACTATTTAACAATAAAAAAAGGGGAATTGCTTCCCCTTTTACCTATTTTCCTTGTCCTCTGTACTTCTTTTTTGCTCTATTGCGAGAAGTTGCGGATAGGAGTGTGTTAACCGAGCGTCCTTGTCGAGTTTTTTTGGGCATCGAGACGAGTTTGACGGTTCCCCATGCACCTTGTGTTGCTTTTGCCATTAGATTACCCTAGTTTTTTCATGTCCTACACGTATGCGAGGGTCGCACCATGTCTCTACACCTGCCTCTTTAGCATCTAGGCAGAAAGACACGTCCTCACCACACATATCTTGTACTCCACCAGATTCAAAGACTTGCATCTTAGGAGCAAACCAAGGATATTCCATATTCTCGAAGACACCCTTCTTAATTAATACCCAACCGAAACCAGTATAATCAACTGTGAAAGGTTTGTTGCGTTTGCCCATAGACTCAACAGTCTCGTGATTCATAACTCCACCGTTCTTACGGAAGTCATCCTCTTCTAACCAGTGTGCAACTGAGGTAGTATGTCCATCCTCTGTAGCATACCAGCCTGCTGCGATCTGTCTTTCTTCACCACTCGCAGGAACTGCTAGATCACATAACTGCCAGAACTTCTCAGCAGTAAACACAATATCATTATCAATCCAAAGTTGGTAGTCATATTCCAATTTACCATCCCAAGGTATCTGTTTTGGTCCACGAAGAACATTTGCACCAAGACACTTACATCTTGCAAAGTTAACCATAGATGAATAATCTTGAGATATCTGAATGCTCATTCCAGACTGTACCATATCAAAGCACAGTTGTACAAAATTCTTTAAAAAGGTATAAGAACAACCTCTGCCAGGTAAACAGAATACAATTGTCTTACCTTTCATTCTCTCCTTAATCGCAGGAATGTCCCACTTCGGTGCTTCCTTAGTGGGTGCTTTGGCTTTAACAGTAAATCCTTTTGCCATAATTCGTAATTACTTCATTTCAATTATAGAGTAATTCTATGTATATGTCAATATTTTTATCTTAATGTGATAACCGTATATTAATATGAATCTCCACCAGGTGGTTCTGCGAATATTCTCACAGGTCCACCAACACCCACCGTGGGGGCAGCAACCTCATAACTCAAATCATCCGACGTATAATCTGTCTTTAACAATCCTACCATGACGTTGAGTAGTTCCCATGTCTCCTCAAATTCTTCTTGTTTTAAATTATGGTATAAGCACCTGTCTTTTGCATATATGTGATACGTTATTATATTTTCCTTTTCGGCACTCATTTTTTCTGGGGGATTTTTTTTATATAGCAAACCTCAGAGGGTCAAAAAATTTTTTCGGGATTTTTTTATATAGATCTCGTTTTCGGTTCGTTGTAGGTTAGGGACTTTCACTTTTTTATAAACGCATCGCCCGCACCGCACGATAACACATAAGGGCAAAATAACTGCTCCTAACTGTCAATAACTCATACGGTCACTAAGTGTATATAATCTATCATAACATTAAAGGGGCAAAGTGTCAACAACCTGCCCCTAATCTGTTTACTAATTGTTACTTATAGTGCTGTATCTTCCACCTCCACAATATCATCCAAGACTGCCAAAATATCCGCACCATTGTTTGCATTTTCTAGCAAGAATTCTGCAAAGTTCGGTGATACTCTGTTCACGTAATCTGCCATAATAAGTTGTTAATAATTGTACTGAAATTAAGAGTGTCAGACCCTTACATAAGAGGGACACTTTAATAGCTTCAGTTATAATAATTCAACGGACAATCTACGTCTTCTATGTAACACTTACAGTCCTCAATCTCTTGCATTTCTAATACTTTTCTCCAATCAATTTCTCTTGGATTAAAGTCATCAAGCACGTCTAATTCTAGTGTTATTCTATACTTAGTCTTCTGTCCGTATGTGTAAGAAACTGACATGAGATTAGAGGGTTGGGGGTGATACTTAGTATTATAATATGATTGTGGAAAAGTGTCAATAATTACAGTATTATTATGTATAAATCTTGACATTTATAAAATTGTAATATCCCTACAAAATATAAACGAGGGTTTGACAATTAAACCGAGTTCGTGTTATACTCTGCTCGGTAAGATCACTATAAAA